TATTTTAGCCATATAGGTCTATTCTTTCACAATGTGAATTAATGGAGCTTGTATGTAAGAGGTTATTCATCTTTTACCCCTGGTCTGGAGATAACCCAATCCAACCTCGCGGATCCCACCCTGAGTAACGTTTACGTGGAGGTGGAGGTCCGTTACCGTTGTTATTCGCGCCAGTCTCTCCACCGGCTGCATTAGGGTCCACCTGTGGTCCTAAACCTCCGGGCAGTAACCTGTTACCATAAGCATCATATCTTGCTTTTTCAGCCGCCCATTCTTCTTCGGTCATGCCTGTACGATCATATTTATTAAATCTATCAAAATCACTCTCCGCGCCTCCGCCAAGCCGTTCCCGCACTAAGTCAGCTTCTATCTGTGACGGAGTGTAGCCTTCATCTATATTTTGCATCATGGCTATGGTATTCATTTTGTCGTTATAGTCCAACCTATCACGATCATACTGATCACGATCCCCTCGAAGTGTAGCTCCTTGCTCGGAGTATCCTCCTTGTCCTGCACCAAATACGTCAGAAGCCGATAAATCTACTCTACTTTGGTCTAATGCCCTACCTTCGCTACCCGCGAGTACACGCTCCGCAAGCTCTCCACGTCCAAGCTCCTGGTTAAGATCTAAGTTTTGTGAGGCTATAGTCTTTGAACCTTGTGTCCAACCCGCAACTCCATACATCTCATCACGAGATAAAGTTCTAGCCGCGAGACTTTCAGACTGCGTAAGACCACGATCTAATGCACGTTCATTAACAGTTTGCGTACGATCTAATGCGGATTCTCCACGTACTAACCCACGGTCTAATCCTCGCTGAGTTTCTGTCGCGCTGCGATCTAATGCGGCTTCGTTAGTTTGTTGCGTACGACCAAGCCGACTTTCAGACTTAACTAAGTCACGATCGTAACGTCGTTGAGTGCGGTCTTCGTCAGCTTGCAAAGATGCAAAAGTATACTGGCCGTCTTCACCCTGACCGTATAACTCAGCCTCCGCTAGATCCGTACGTAGACCTGCTTGAGTGCTAGCATCTGCCCCTGCACGTTCTATCTCAGTTAATCTACGACCCTCAAGTCCTCTACTAGCAGCAGCTTCACGTGAGGCAAGCGTACCCATCCTAGGATCTATGCCAGCACCGCCATACATTTCTTCAGAAGCTAGTCTGAGTCTCTGCCCTTCTAGCCCTTCGCCAGCTAATCCAGCACGTTCTACTTCATCAAGCCTGCGACCTTCCATTCCCGTCCTAGCACGTTCTGCTCGTGAACCTTCAGTTAATCGTCGTACGCCTTGTGCATCCTCTGCAAATCCCATCAACTCAGCATCTGCTAGATCCGTACGTCTAGTGTCTTGTTCTAACTGTCCTCGGCCTAGCTCACCACGAAGTGCTAAGTCTTCACGTGATTGTGTCCTAGCTATACTTTCCTCACCTTGCCTACGTGTAGCAGTACCATATAATTCTTCGCGTCCTAAACGACGTTGTTCAGCAGCCATACCCTCACGCGATGTAATATCAGCACCTGCTAATTCTCCACGTTGGTCTAATTCTTGCTGACGTAATGCACGATCTCTACCTGCTTCTGATGCGCCTAGAGTACTCTCTCGACCTCCAGCAACTTCTCTATAACCATATAATTCTTCTCTGGCTAAACCTCTCTGTAGATCTGCTTGTGTAGCAGCTTGCTCTAGTTCCTGAGATCCTAGCGTACCTCCTGCATAACCAAGTCCTGACATTTGTTCTTCACGAGTCATAGCGCGTCCATATAACTGCTCACGATCTAATGCTCGTTGCTGGTCTGCCATCGCAGATCTCTGCGTAAGTTCACGTTCTGCTAGACCTCGCTGTGATACACCAGCACGATCCATCTCGTCTAATCTACGAGTCTCAGCAGCTATATCAGCCGCCTGGCCTGAAGATGCTAAGGTTTTAGCTCCACGAGCGCGATCCTCGGCCGAAGTAACCCCACCATACAATTCTTCACGCGCTAATTTCCGAGCTTCATCTGCTTGTACTCCCTGAGCTTCAAGCTCAGAAGCTCTCATTTGCATTTGAAATTCACGGTCTCTTGTAGATTCAGTCTGCTGAAACTCCCGACCTTTAGCACCCTCTCCAAACTGAGCTTGCTGGAGATCTGCTCTAGACTGACGTTCAGCAGCTCCTTCCGAAGTAGCTAAGTTATATTGCTGTTGTGATTGTATAGCTCGTAGCTCTCTGTCGGACTGAGATTCACCTACACGAGCTTCACGTTCTAGTTTTGCTTCGTCAAATTGACTTTGCTGCAAACCACTCGTTGCAGTACGATCTAATGCAGATTCGCTAACCCTTGAAGTACGCTCCGCAGTTTGCTGGTTAATCTGAGCTTGACCCAATATAGCTTGTAAATCACGATCTTCTCGCTGAGCTTCTCGTGCTAAGGTATCTTGATCACCTATTTTACCTAGAGCTTGACCTTCTTGTAAGGCTAACGATTGAGCCGCTAGGGTATCTTCCTTATCCGCGCCATACCTACCTGTAAGTTCAGCTTCGGCTAGACTCCTTTGGAGAGTGGCCTTTTCATCAAAAGTACCCGTAATTCCGGCTTGTTGAAAACCCTCTTGTACACCTTGAGCTCTACGAGCTTCAGTTTGCCTTGTTGTATCATCGCCTCCAAGATCAGTGCCAAATGTCTGCGCTAATCCAGTACGGTACGATAAATCCTGACGTTGCTGATCTAGTGTCCTATTACCATCGTATATACCAGTCAACGCACCACGCTGCATGCCTTCTTGAGCTAACGCAGACCTCTCAGACTCACGTTGCTGATCACGCCTTATAGCATCCTGAGACAAAAACTCCCTAGTACCTAAATCCCTAGAGAACTGTCCCATACGATCAGCTTCGTTCTGCTGCCTACCTGCTAATCCAGCCTGTTGATTAGTCCCATACAGCCCAATCCCTTGCTGTATAGCTTGCCCTACACCAGCATCTCGTTGACCCTCAAACTGAGCATCTATGGATTGCTGACCTCTAAGTACACCAGACTCAAATTCACCGAACTGCGAAGCCGTAGCTCCACCACCACGCAACACTCCAAGCCTATTCAAACGCTCAGATAGATCCTTACGCGATTTCGAGGCTTGATCTTGGTAACTTCCCGAAGCAGCTTGACGGCGTTTCTCATATGGATCTCCCGTCAATCTACCAGAGATAGCACTTTCTAACTGTCCTCCAAAACTTCCTGTAGCCATTAGTGTACTCCTAGCTTACGTACAGTTTCATTCCCGATAGGTTTATACATCAACATCGAGCGGCGCACTGTAATAGGTTGATCTAAGGTACTATTCTCATATCTTATCTGACTCACAGGACTATACCCATGCAAATCAGTATCATTTACAAACGCTGTAGTTGACGATCTAATACTCGAAGACCCTATAGTAAACGCGGTTTCCAAAGCATCCGTAGGATCTCCAACCTGAAACGTATCACCTTTTGTAACAATCCCTGGACCCGTCTGATACACCGATGTATCATATGCTACGTCAGCAGCATTGAACTCATGCCTAGCGTATAACCATCTAACTCTTGTAGCCACGGACACAGGAGGCGTAGCAGCAGTAGTAGCTTTAACGGTAAAAGTTGACGTAGAGTCATTGGTACCTGTGTTATGTTTGTACAAAAAGCCATCAGCATTCCCTCCTAAATGTGGCAGATCTTCAAAATACGCGCCACAAATACGAGTGTTCTGTGTATACACACCTACCCATTGACGTAATTTGTAATTCCACACTAAAGCGACATTCATATACTGCTGATTAACACCATACGGTACCCAGAACCATACTTGATCGTCTGAAGTCACTAAATGCGCAAAACTATAACTTAATCTGTCTTTATTAATATTATCCCAAAACTCTGAGCCATCAAAATTACCTGATATCTTCTGCGGTGGTTCAGAGCCTCCCCATTCGTATATACCATCACGCCGCATAAATAACTGATTACCATATTCCTCTGTTATTAGGCTACGTCTAGATATAGTCCCTCGGTCTGCACGTCTTTGTCTACTATATGGTATGTCAGCATTACCCGTGGGAAACAAACCCCAGATGCCATCCTCATTATGGAGACCTAGGAAGCTCTTAATGGG